GGAGGGACGATTACTCGGCCGATGAATGATACCATTACCCGTTCGCAATACCCTCTCCCAGCAAAAATATGGAAGAGCCGTTAAATATAAAGATCAGAAAAAAAATTTGCCCCCTGGGGGGGGGGGTCGCGCATGGACAGGGATGGTGATAGCCATTGCCTATCGGATGGCGAAACATTATAGTTATAATCAATTGGATTTCCCGTCCGGGAATGGCATAATGTAACCGTACCCAGCGGATTGGCCGCCGGGACATACCAGAGGTAAATATCATGAGCAATGAATTTGATTCATACGTGGTGGTTATGGTCGACAATGGCACCGGTGCCGTGAAGACACATGCGGAATGGGAGGCCGGCTCCACACAATCCGAATTGTACGCGAAGGCATCGGCTGCCATCGCGGCGGTGATTGCGGAAACCGGGCATCAAAATTATACCACGCATGTGCACCTGATGGCCGCATAACATTCCAACGTCGGCGGGCGTGACAGGCCCGCCCTCGATGCAATGTCGCATCATCGGGAAAGGAACCTGAAATGAAAGCGAATCAAATCGTAGAACCCATCATCAACGACGCATTCACCACCGTAACGTTCAACGTGCGCGGACACAAGCCCCTCGTGCTGGACATGGACAAGCTGCATCCGGACATTGTCAAGCGGGCGGCGTGCGTGGGCATGGCCCAGGTGCGAATCAACGACGCGGCGGCAATTGGCCGGACGGACAAGGAGGGCCGCATCATCCCCGATGCCGACCGGACGGCCATGAAATACGAGGCCATGAAACGGCTGGTCGAACATTACATGACCGGCACGGCGGAATGGGCGCAACGCGTGGCCAAGGGCAAAGGTGACGCGGGGCAGACGAGCCTAACCCTGCGGGCCTTGGCGATGGTCCAGGGCGTCGACGTGGAAACCATGCGCGAGCGGGTGGAGGCCAACGCCGAAAAACGCGGGGTGACGGTGCGGGCGTATTTGGCCAAGGTCGCCACATCCGAGGCCGTCCGGCGGAAAATGGACGAATTGCGCGGGCCTGCGGCGGTTGACGCGGATGACATGCTCGATGAGCTGGGCGAATCGGACGACGCGCCGAGCGACGACGCGGACGATTAACCCACGACGAATCGGGGAAGGGCCTTCGGGCCCTTTTTTCACGTCCGGGATTCGGCGGGCGGGCGCATGGGCCAAAATGGCCGGTTTCGGCGGGGCGCAAATGCCCGGCATGGGGGCAAATTTGCGCCGTAATGCATGGTATATGCATTTCCCATACCCGTGCCCATCCGCGACCCGCGCGCCCCATACGCGATGGCAACAACGACGCGCTACTACCCGCTACTACGTGTCGGCGGCGGCGGCGCACGTGGTTACCCCCCCCTCTCTTTTTTTCCCAGTTTGCGATGGACCTTTTTATCTCAGGCGAAAAGTGTAGTCAGATTTTTTTTTTTTTTTTTTTTTCTCTACAACACAACAAGGCTTTCCGCCTGGGAAAATTAGGGGAGGGCCCCTCACCGCCGGCGCCGGCGCCGCGTTGTGCGTCGTCGTTGCGCGTTGCGCCATGTCGTCGTCGTGTTATCTCTTGGTTGACAACCACGTCGTCGTCGTGATACGATCAACCATCGCCGGCACATTGTCGGCATCTTTAGGAGAGCTAGGGTGACAGTCCACTACTATGAAACGAGGCTCGCGAGGCAAATTTTTATGCACATGTGGCTTGCAGCCCTGCTGCGGATCAAGCACAGGGGAGAGCGGAAATGAAGCTGGCTAATCGGGATCAAAAATTAATGTGTAAGGATGAGTATGGTTGGACGCTCGTTGATTATCCGTGGCCAACATGCAGCGATACGCTATGTCTTACGCCGTATCCAATTAGCGTCAAGCGGAAAAGGCAACTGACAGGGAGGTGGGAACGCAGGCTCGGTATTAATTATCCTATATCAACAGAGGAACGGAAATGAAGCTGACACACGAGGATCGGAAGAAGTTCACCTCCGGCGCGAAGTTCACGGATGCGGAGGTCAGGAATATTCGATCCGTTGCCCGAGCGGGCGAGGTCTCGGCCCGGGATCAGGCGAGGTTCTACGGCTGTGGGGTCGAGACCATGCGGCGGATTATCAGGGGAGAGACCTACTGGTGGGTCGCCGACGAGGAAGAGGAGCTGTTGGAACGGGCCGAAGGATCGGGCCAAGGGCTTGAGCGGCTGCAGGGAGAGGCCGAGAAGTCCCCCGAGGGAATGCTGCGGGAGCTGGAGGAGCAAGAGTCGCTCAAACGGCTCGCAGAGCTGGGGATTGAGGTTCCGGGAGATGGGAAATGAGAGAGATGCTGGATCGAGGGGAACAAAGGTTCGCGTTGTTTGCCGTCAAGCAAGCGGAGATGAGGCTTGTCGGGAAAGGAACGCAGGGAGAGTGTGCGAACATCGCAAAGAGCTATGCGGTGGACTATCGGGAGATGCTGCTCATTCCGATAGTAGACCTTGGGCTGGTTACGGAAGCAGCGCTGGGAGAGGAGAAGGAAACATGCTGAAGCCCGGACAAAGGTGCATCATCGTACCAGCCAAGCTGATGGACCCGAAATTGGTTCGCCACTTGGGAAAGATCGTGACTACGGCTAGGGTCCTCAAGGTGTTGAGGGATGGCCTTATTGGTTAGTTGACCCAGTACTGCGCGTCGAAGATGGAAGAGAAATCGTTTGGCGCGAGCCATACCTCCAGCCACTGCCGGACTTGGACGAAGAGCTGGAGGACGAACGCGAACTGGTTGTTGTCCGGCCGTAGGGAATGGCTGACTGGATTCACAACATTGAAACTGAAAGGAATTGAAATGACTGAACGTAAGAGACATGTACACTATCAATGTATTCGTGCGCTTGCTGATGGCTGGGGAATTGAATATTACTTTATCCCTGGAGATGAGTGGATAAAAGCCACACACCCTTTATTTAATGTAAATAATGAGTATCGAATCATCCCAGATAAAGATGGCTGGCTACCTTGGTATGGCGGGGAAGAGTGCCCATTACCGGAGGATACCATAATTGAATGTAAATACATCCTCGCGGTTAGTTCTAAGGTGCGAGCGGGGGCCAAGAACTGGCAAACATCATTCCTCTATCGTCCAGTTGATCCCTATGCTGAACTGAAAGCGGCGGCCAAAGACCCGACGAAACAGATTAGCGTTGGAGGAATATGGTGGTATAATTGTGGAGAAATTCAATGGAGGTGGGATTCGCCGCCGGAATGCTATCAAATACGCGATAAGCCGCAGGCGGATCCATATGCTGAACTGAAGGCAAAGAATATTGAAGGGTTCCGAGTTAGGGTTCAGTGCCTTCCAGGGGCATGGTCTGATTGGATAACTTGCCCTACTTTCCTGGATTGGATACAACCCCCCGAGGAGTACGAGTTCGAACTGATACCGAAGACCCGCAAGGTAAAGCTGTATCAATGGCTTTTTAAAGATGGAGAGTATGATTATCGTCTAATTAATCATACATCTTTTAATCACGTACATAGTGCTTGGGTAGTTCGTCGCCTAGATGAAACCATGATCGAAGTTGAAGTACCAGCCCAAGACTGAGGGCAGCTCAAGGGATTGGGCCAAGCTCGATCCCTTCGGCGGCCATGTGGTCGAACTGAGATGAAAGGAAGTGAAATGGGATTTTACATTGATCCAGTGGATTGCTCGAAGGAAGCGTGGCTCCAGCAGGCACTTGACGGGGGCCGGGCGATTGCAACCTGGCCAGAACTCGCCCAGGACGGGCGCATCACCCTTTGCTTGGTGGACAACGGGGCCTTCACGGCCTTGGGAGTTTGCTTCAACCAGAAAGAGCTAGACGCCGTCGCCCGTCCGGACGGAAGGTTCAAGCGATTCTTCCACGTCGACCGGGAGCTGGTGAAGGAGCAAGTTCCGGTGTTGGACCAACTGCTGGACAAGGCATGAAAAACGATCAAAACTGGACTCTCCGCTACGCGCGGACGGGTCGCGAGGCCTTCGGGCACGATGTGGTCTTCCCCCTCGCGGGGGATCGAGCTGTGTGGATCTTCGCCGTGTTCGGCTGGGGATTCCTTTTGGGACTGATTGTTGGAGGACTGTGAAATGAAAGTCGAAGAAATGCTGGAAGAAATCCGCGAGACCCTCACCTCGCGGGGGGTTGAGGAAGTAGACAGGTACCTGATAGCTACGGACAGACAGGAAGACGGAGATGAGGAGTCTACTATGGCCATCGCGTCGAACAGGTGGGGTCCCAATGACTCCCTGGTGCTGCTGGAAATCTTAGCCCAGGTATACCGAGGGGAGGCCGAGAGGGGAGGCGCACGAACTCTGTCTTGACATTGAATGACGGCCGCGTTATGATGCCATTCATGGTTCGCATAACGCGACCGGAAAAGGAGAAGCAAGATGCACACTCAACCATTCAGGCGATTTCTCGCCCTCCTGTTGGAGGTTGCCGAGCTAACGGGTCTGGAACGCCAAGCAGCCATCAACTCGATGCAGTACAAATCCCACGGGAAGGGGCGGGGAACTCCTCCCAGGAACTTCCTAACCTCTCGCTCGAAGTACATGCCGCACCAGGGCAAGAGGGAAATGACCCGGCGCATGGGGAGAATCTAGCATGTCCCTCGGTGAGAAACTCCTCATCATAGCTGCAGCCATCGTAATCTGGGTTGCTGCAAACTACCTCCTCTGGGAAATAGTGCAAGCCCTGTGATCGTCCAGCCTACAGCCTCTCCATCGGGGGCTGTGGGATGGGCTTGTCCCATTCGGAGTCTGCCAATCGCCGCAAAGGATGGCATCAGCAGGCTGGAAACGGCCTACAAACTCCTAGGAGAGAAACAAATGGCAAAGCATGAAGCCACCAAGCAAGAAGTTGAGAAAGCACCCAAGGAAGGAACTGAGCAAGACGCGCCGGCCAAGCCCAAGGCCAAGCCCGAAGTCACCGAGGTCCAGATGACTGATGGCCGCAAGGTTTCATTTGTCGGCAAGAAGCAGCTTCTCAAGACAGTCCTGGAAAGTGAGCATCCGGAGGTCCGGTTCGACTTCCGTAACGGCGAAACTCGCACCTTCCGAGTTCCGCAGGTCCTCCTGCATCGGTTCGCGTCGCACGGCGCCAGCCAGAAGATCGGCGATGAATGCTCCGGAGTGGAGAAGATCGACGACATGGTCCTCGCTGTGGACGACATCATTGCCCGACTGGACAAGGGCGAATGGGGTGCCACGCGCAAGGCAGGGGATTCCTTCTCCGGCGCATCCGTGGTCATCAAGGCGATCTGCGAGGTTTCCAAGAAGTCCGTGGAAGAAGTCAAGGCATTCCTCCAGGGCAAGCTGGACAAGGCCAAGGAAAAGGGCGAACCCCTCTCTCGTGCCGCACTCTACGCGAGCTTCCGCAAGCCCGGCACCAAGACCGGCGACCTGATCGCCAAGATGGAGGCCGAGGATGCCGCCAAGAAGGGCGGAGCCAATGCAGACGAAATGTTGGCAGAGCTGTCCTAATCCAGGAACCTAGCTCAAGCCCCCTTCGGGGGGTTTCGGCGAGGTCCCAGGCAATCCCACGGCGAGTGCTTTCCTTCCTTTCCCACTCGCCAGCCGTGGGACCTCCCCCCAATTTTGGAAGGGAGGGAAAGGAAAACCCATGATCAAATCTTCAAACATGACGCCGAAAGAAGAGTTCAGATTGAATGGTCAACTGTCTGAACAGACAGCATTGAAGCTTCTGGACGCAGTAGACAGATCGGAGTCCCTGCAGGGGATCAACGCCTATATTGAAGAGGCAATGGGCTCGTTTCCGGGAGAGGACTTCCTGGAATCCATCAAGACCAAGATGACGAACCTAGCTAGGATCTTGCGTGGTAACAACCGCAAGGTCCTGAATGACATCATCGCTGAGCTCGACGAGGTAGCCATGCTAACCTACGACGAGGCAGCATACGGACGAGATGAGCTGAGAAGTGCGCTCAACGCGATCAGATGAACCAGCACGATTACTTTTCTATGGATGCGATGAGCCGAGCTAGGTACAACGCGCAGCAAGCAGCGATTGATCGGGCGCAAGAAACACTTAGTAACAGGAGAAAAGAAATGACAGCCACTAAAACCTACCGTGCTCTATCCATGATTGAGCAAGTAGAACTGCAGCAAGAGGTGGAGCGTCTACGTGCTCATCTTGATTTACTTCTCAATCAAAAACCGATTCTTAAACAGCGGCTGGCTGAGATCGAGAAGGCAGAGCCGGTAAAGCAGATTCCCCAAAATTACGCAATTTCAGCAAAATTGATCACGTGGGAGCCAACAGCCAACGAGCAGCAATGGGACGACCGCAGGTACGGCTTTAGCATCACATACGATCCTGGAGAGGCTGACGACTATAAATATTACGCAAGTTGGGGCGAAGGGCCGGAAGACAGTTTCGCAACCCTAGAGGAGGCTCAGCAGTGGTGTCAGAATCTGGCCGATGCGTTAGTGCGTGACTGGTTGAGGTTGGAAAAGCAAGAATTGGAAAGTATCCCGAAAGGCTGGAAGCTGGCGCCAATTGATCCGATTGAGGAAATGCAGATGGCAGCTATTAATGTGGGTAAGTGGGAACCTGTATTTGGTAAAAGAAATTTTATTAGGGCAGATTTTTGCGAAGAGTATAAAGCAGCACTCGCCGCTGCCCCACAACCCAAGGAGTGAATGATGGAAGAGTTTAAACGCGAACATCGCTACAACGTCATTAAGTTGAAAACCGGAAAGCTTGTCGATTGCGTAGTTGTCGAATCAGACTGGCCGGAGTACGAGACGGTTTGGGAGTTGATACAGGATCGAATGGAGGGAAGGCCAAACACCATCGAATCCCAAGCCGCCCGCATCAAAGAGCTGGAGGACCGTGTATTACGAATGATTCGACACGATTTTAACCAAATTTGCGGATATTGTGGCTGGGAGTCTGTAGGCGAAAATAACTGGGAAAAGCTGCAAGAGCATGTCGCTATTTGCAAAGACCATCCACTTGGTAAAGCGAATTTTAGGATCAAAGAGCTTGAGGCCGAGGTTGAACGGCTGCGGAAGGTAGAGTCATGACAAGTCACTTTCGCCCAATGCTGGCGGCTAAAACCGAAGACCTGGGATTACGGTATCCTGTCATAGTCAGCCCAAAACTAGATGGAATACGAGGACTAGTTAGGGCTAGTGGTATCGTATCCAGAAAACTTAAGCCCATCCCAAACATGCATACGACCAGACTGTTCAGCAACCCTGAATTTTGTGGGATGGATGGAGAGCTCATCCTGGGAGAGCCCTATGATGAGGGGGTATATCTGCGTACCAATTCCGCTGTCATGACCATAGAAGGAACTCCAGACGTTAGACTGTATGTATTCGATGATTTTACGAATCCAGACTTGCCCTATCAGCAGAGACTTGATCGGCTACAGGATCGTATTGACGTGCTGAATTGGGGGTTCCCTATTGTGCGTCTAGAATACTGGCATGTAACCTCCAGGGACCAGCTTTTGGAGGTAGAGGATAAGGTTTTGGATAAGGGTTATGAGGGGCTGATCATTCGGTCCCCTCAGGGCAGTTACAAGTACGGCCGATCCACGCTTAATCAGCAAGGGATGTTGAAGCTCAAGAGGTTCGCTACAGGGGAGTGCAGAATCGTTGGATTCATTGAGGGCTTCACCAATCAGAATGCTGCTGTCGTTGATAAGTTAGGACTGACAAAACGCTCCTCTCACAAGGAGAACCAGATACCAACTGGAACTCTTGGGGCGTTGTCCGTAATAGATACTGTGACAGGGTGCCAGTTTGAGATAGGAACTGGATTTACGGAGGCTCAAAGGAATGAGATTTGGGCACATCGTGAGCAGTATCTAGGAAAGTATGCTTCCTACCAATACTTCCCGATAGGTGTGAAAGACAAGCCCAGGTTCCCATCTTATAGAGGCTTACGAAGCACAATCGACTTCGATTCTCCTGAATGAGAATGATCTCTGTATTGACAAACGGGTGGGCATGCCGTATCATGTCCGCGTAATGCCACCATTCATCGACCGAGAAAAGGAGTGCCCCATGAAATCCCTACCGAGCCGCCTGTCATTCCCCCTTCCGTACCGCGAGCGGGCAGAACACTACGACCACGAAACAGGCCAAACGACCTGGACAACCCAATCCTGGGATCGTCCCGGAGTCCTCTCCGCCCTCGCATCGGGCGCATGGTTCGACCTCCTGCGCTTCTCCCGTTACGACTTCGAGAGCGAGGCCATAGCCCGCTACGCTCGCCAAGCCACCCTGTTCTACAACGAACTCTACGGAGCCTTCGATGCCGCGGCGTAAGAACATTACCCCATCCGCGAGCATCCACCTCCACATTCCGGAGGATGTCAAGGCAAGGCTCGACCTGTTCCTCTACAGCGAGGTCGAGTCCCGCGTCCCGGTCGGGGCCTACCAAGCATTCTTCCAGCAACGTATCCAAGAGTTCTTCGATTGGAAGCGCATCCCCCTGGATTCGTTTGGATTCCCGCCTGGGTATTTCGTAATCGCGCCGAGGGAGATGCTCCAGGCCCTCGTCCAGCGCCTTCATGGGGCGAAAGGAGAAGACAATGCCAACACCTGAACTGGATGCCCAGATTGCAATCTGGCGCCAAAAGGCTCTGGACGACACAATGACCCCAGCTGAGTACAAGCTCGCCATCGACGCACTCCGCGAGGGCCGAATGTCAGCCGCGCGGGCCAGTGATGCCGCCCGCCGGAAGAAGGCAAGGGCCGTAGTCCCGGAGGCGGATGACCTGCTGGCCGAGCTTGGAGGAGAGTAACGTGGGAAAGTGTGAAACTTGTAAGTTCCAGGTTGACCTGACCTGCCGCCGCTATCCACCCGTAGCCAGCGTCATAGTCATGCCGGTGAAAAGCCCGCTCGGCCAGATGAGTATGAACCCAATGACAGTCTGCGCTTGGCCCTCGATTCAAGAAGATTTCTGGTGCGGAGAGTATGCACCAGCATTGCTGTCGTAGTTCTATCCACTGAGAAAGGAATCATGATGAAGATGTATGCGTATGTATCGAACGAGTTCTCGCTCAATGAGTTCCGCAAGGAAACCAACCTTGAGTCCCAGGTGCGATGCTGTATTTTTTCCGTCGACCCTGACATGGCTCGCGTGGGATGGTTCCTCGTTGGGGAGGTCGAGTTCACATTCTCTCCCTACACTGACACAAGCGTTGTCAAGAACGCCACCGAAATCTTCAATTCGAAGATCAAGGAGATCCAGGCAAACACCGAAAAGGAGATCACTCGAATCCGCCGGGTGCGGGATGACCTGCTGGCTCTGCCTTCCCTGGGAGACTGACCATGCGCCCACCATTCCCACAAGTGCTGGATAACACAATGATTTCGGCCTTCAAAGCTTGCCCGCGAAAGTTCCAGCTCGAATACCTCGACCATTGGAAGCCCAAACTCCAGAGCGTCCACCTGCATGCCGGGGCAAGCTACGCAAAGGGCTTGGAAGTCGCCCGGACGGCATTCTTCCAGGACGGCAAGCCGGAGTCCGATTCGGTCGCAGCGGGCCTGGAAGCCCTCATCAAGGCATACGGAAACTTCGAATGCCCGTCGGACAGCGCCAAGTCCCTCGAACGAATGTGCGGGGCCTATGAGTTCTACATGGACCAGTATCCCATGCCGGAAGAGAAGGCTCGGCCCCACATCTTCCCATCCGGGAAGCATGGGATTGAGTTCTCGTTTGTCGAGCCGATTGACCTGCGTCATCCCGAAACGGGCGACCCACTTCTATACTGCGGTCGGATGGACGAAGTCGTTGACTTCGCGGGCGGCATATTCGGAGAGGACGACAAGACCACCTCCCAGCTCGGCGCCTCCTGGCCCAAGCAATGGGACCTCCGCGCGCAGTTTACTGGATACTGTTGGGGCGCTGAGCGAGCCGGGATTCCACTCCAGGGATTCCTAATTCGTGGGGTATCGATCCTGAAGACCAAGTACGATACCCTCCAGGCGGTGACCTACCGATCTCCCTGGATGATCGAGCGCTGGTACGCTGGACTCCTCCGCACGATCTCCAGGATGATGCAATGCTGGGAAGAGGGCGTCTGGGATTACGACGAAAGTGATGCCTGTTCGGCCTATGGAGGGTGCTTGTTTCGGCAGCCCTGCTTGAGCGCCGATCCACAGCCGTGGCTGGAAGGCTCGTTCGTCAAGCGAATTTGGGACCCGGTAAATCGGAAGGAGGAAGAAGCATGAGCGCGGAAAGAATGTTTGAGGTAATACTGAATGTCATGGTTGAGGAGTCTTGGGACGCAGATCTACCGGCTGCAGTCTACTTCGACTATCAGCCCCCAGAGAAGGCAACTCCAGACTACCCAGGATGTGGGGCCTCCGTTACGCTCAACCGGGTGATGGTTAAAGAGGTAGACTTGTTACCAGCACTCTCGCAAGGGCTTATTGAAGCTATTAAGCGAGAATGCCTCAGCTCCGTCCAGACTGGTCCAGAGGACTGACATGCACGGAATCGGAACAGTCCATTACTACGAGGGCAGCCAACTCATCGGCTCGCGTGAGATCTGGTGTGCTCTCGTCCGCACGGCTGGGGATCACGTAGCCTCCGTATTCTACCCAAACATTGCCCACTTCTGCCAGGAATGCGGCGAGATCTGGGCGCGGGAGATCATGGCATTCTCGTTTGACTACCAGCCCCTCCTCGCTAAAAAGTGGTCCGCTCGGGAGCAGCTCTGCCCAATGCACGGAGGCGGGGAGCTGCTTGGAGAGCACCTCGACCAGTACCCACTATCCCTCCTCAAGCGCGAGTTCAACCTTCTTTTGGCCCAAGCATGTCAGAGCATCTAACCCTTATTGCAATCGTACTTCTCACACTCGCAATTCTACTGGAGATATTTTCATGACAGACTACCAACTCCCTGGGTACAACGTACTCCTAATGGGGCCAACTGGCACCGGTAAGACCCACGCAATCGGAACGCTGGTTGACCTGGGACTAGACGTCCACTTCTTCGCATTCGAGTCTGGATCGGAATCGCTCCTCGGCTACTACACAGACCGCGGGGAGAAGGTCCCGAAGAACCTCCACGTCACCACAGTCAAAACGGCGAGCGCCTCCTGGACCGAGATGGCGGACGCCGTGCGCAACGTCAATATTCTGTCCTACGATGCCCTGAAGAAATCCTCCGACCCACATCGCTCCAAGTATAATCAGATGGAGCAGTTCCTCCGCACGTTCGCAGATGTCGTGGACGATCAGGGGAATAAGTATGGACCCGTTGACTCCTGGGATCAGTCCCGCGCAATCGTGATCGACGGGTTGACTGGCCTGGGGGACGCCTGCCTCAAGGCCGTCATCGGCGGGAAGGCCGATCGGGACCAGAAGGATTGGGGGCTGGCGCAGAACATCCTGGAGAATTTCATCCGCCGAACTTGTGATGGGGTGAAGGCGCATTTCATCCTTCTATCCCACATCGACCGGATAGTGGATGAGGTCTACGGTGGAACAAAGCTCATGGTATCGACCCTTGGCAAGGCCCTCCCACCGAAGATTCCTCCAATGTTCAGCGACGTAATCCTCACCACGCGTGAGGGGACGCAGTGGTACTGGGACACCGCGGATTCACGGGCTGACCTGAAGACTCGCAACCTTCCAATCGCTACGAAGCAACAGCCAACCTTCGCGGCGATTCATAAAAAGTGGCTGGCAAGGAACGGACTCTGAGACCGTCCGACAGATTAACCAACCCAAAGGAGACAGTCCCCAGTCGACGACACTCAACCTTGAACCCGCTGGAGGCCGGGAAAGCCTACCAATCAAACCATCTATCCGATAAAGGAGTTTTACCATGAACATGTCTATTTTCGATCCTGAATCCTTCCTCGACGCAACACTCGACGCTCCGCTGGAGAAGCGCCCTCCGTTGCCAGTTGGGGACTACACCGCTATCATCACAAAGGTGTCCTCGCGCACATGGCAGGGCAAGGCCGACCCCACCAAGTCCGGTGTTGCCCTGGATGTTGTACTCACTGTTGATGTTCCCTACGAGGTGCAAACGGCCTACGGCTTGATGCCAACACTCTCCCTGCGAGACAGCATCATGCTCGACCTCACACCGCAGAATACCGTCGACCTCTCGCCCGGCAAGAACACGCGCCTGCGCATCTACCGCGAGGCCCTGGACATGAACAAGAAAGGGGATGTCTTCTCGCCTAGGAAGATGGAAGGTCGGCCCGTTCGCATCGCGATCTCCCACGAGATCTACAACGACGCGCCGGTGGAGAAGGTCGGTCAAGTAGTGAGGGTCTGATCATGAGGGAGTATTCTTGCTTCGTAGACTCGGACGGGGAGCTCCGCTTGGTCAGGCGCGTTACTGACGAATGCGGCCGTTGGGAAGATTGGGGTCCGGCGGGTCAAGATGACCTGACTACGATCGCCAGACAGTTACATTTCATATACTACCCACAAGCGCTGTGGCAGGCCCAGGTTCCCTACAACAAGCTTTAACCTTCCGGGAGGGCTTCGGCCCTCCTTTTCTTCTGGGAGCACGCATGAAACGCTACGCATCAGTATCCTCAATCAACATCTCCAGCAATCGGCAGCGTCGCCAATTCGACGAAGAAGCCCTCCGCGAGTTGGTAGAATCCATCCAACGCCCAGCAGGGCTTCTCCATCCCCTCGTATGCCGCCTTGAGGATGACAAGTACATCCTCGTAGCCGGGGAGCGCCGCCTCCGCGCAATCCAGGACATCTATGCCTTGGGCGGAACGTTTAATTTCGCGGGCGAGCCGGTCCTTCCGGGGATGGTTCCCTTCACTCTCCTCCAGGACCTCGACCCAATCCAGATCATGGAAGCTGAGCTCGAAGAGAACACCATCCGCAGGGACCTAACTTGGCAAGAGCGGGCCAACGCAATGTCCCAGCTGGCCGAGCTCCGAAAGGCCCAAGCGGCAGCAAGCAACTCCCCCCCACCGACGATTGTCAGTTTAACTGCCGAGACTCGGGGCACCAAGTATACAGACACAACGCGCAAGGAGCTGATGGTCGCGCGTCATCTGGACGACCCGGATGTCCAGGGGGCAAAATCCCTCGACGAAGCTGTGAAGACCCTTAAGCGCAAGGAGGAACGGAAGCGCAATGCAGAGCTAGCGGTCAGAATCGGCGAGAACTTCTCCTCGAAGGATCATCTGGTAGTCCAGCAAGACGCCGAAACTTGGGCGATGAGTTGCAAGTCTGACCGATTCGACGTAATCCTCACGGACCCTCCCTATGGAATGGGAGCTGATGGCTTCGGGGATGCTGGCGGAAAGACAAGTGGGGGGCACAGCTACACCGATAGCGAGGATATCCTATCCCACATTCTGTCTTGGTTTCCTGAACAGTCATTCCGCATCGCCAAGCAAGCAGCTCACCTATACCTATTCTGCGACATAGACTGGTTCCATACCTGGCGCGATGCCCTTTCGGATGCTGGCTGGAAGGTCTTCCGCACACCTTTGATCTGGTTCAAGCCTTCGGCCTACCGAGCTCCGTGGCCAGAGCAGGGACCGCAGCGGAAGTACGAACTGATCCTGTACGCAGTAAAGGGAGATAAAAAATGCACAGCCCTAGCAGGTGACGTAATCGAATGCCCGCCTGATGAGAACCTAGGCCACAACGCCCAAAAACCTGTGGCCCTGTACCAGGAGCTTCTGCGGCGGAGCGCTCGACCGGGGGAGCGAGTCCTAGACCTGTTTGCGGGGAGTGGCCCCCTTATCCCTGCCGCACATTCCCTTAAGTGCAGCGCAACCTGTGTTGAAATTGATCAGGCTTCAGCCGGCATGGCGCTGGGCCGCTTGCGTGCGCTGGACAATCCGAACTATGTATATGAAGCTTGAGGAGACAAACCATGCCCATGATGGGAGCAGGACCGACCTCCGCCAACATTATGATAGTCGGCGAGGCTTTCGGTGAGCAGGAAGAACGCGCGTGTGAGCCGTTCGTAGGGGCCTCGGGAAGTGAACTAAACCGCATGCTTCATGAAGCGGGGATCATGCGCTCCGAGTGCTACGTGACGAATGTAGTGAATGCTCGGCCTCCTCGAAATGACATAGGGGAATGGATTGCCCTGAAGAAGAAGGACATTACCCAGCGCCATGTGCAGGTAAGGGATAAGTGGGTTCTCCCAATAGTGCGGGATGGCCTCGCCCGGCTGCAGAGGGAGATCGACCTAGTCAAGCCGAATATCATTATTGCCCTGGGGAATACCCCACTCTGGGCCTTGACTGGTGCTTGGGGAATCCTCAAGTGGAGGGGGAGTCAGCTCACTACTGGCGACGGTGTCAAACTGATTCCGACGATTCATCCAGCTGCGATCCTACGCCAATGGGATATGCGGGCAGCTGCAGTGAACGACTTAAAACGCGCGGCTCGAGAGCGCGATTCAAAGGAGTATTCAAATGTCCCGGAGTGGAGCTTTACGATTCGACCCTCGTTTGAGAAAGCTAAGGAAACGCTCGAAGCACTCATTGCTAGGGCAGGGCAGGACGGGGGAGGTCCTGTTTATAGACTGTTGGACAGAAGGGAATCGCCTCTGTGGATTGACTTCGACCTCGAAACTCGCGGGGGGCATATCGCCTGCGCAGGGTTCTCCTGGTCCAGAACCGACTCCATCTGCATCCCATTTATGTGCGTCGAGCGTCGGGCCGGCTACTGGTCATCCGATGAAGAAGCCGAATTGGTTTACCTCATTTATAAACTTCTTACGCACCCTCGGGTAAACGTCCGCGGGCAGAACCTTCTCTACGATTCCCAATACACCTACCGCCATTGGCACTTCGTTCCGCGTGTCGCCCAGGATACGATGATCTCTTGGCACTCGATCTACGCGGGGATGCCGAAGCGACTGGACTTCCAAGCTTCCCTTTTGTGCGACCATTTTGTCTATTGGAAAGATGACGGCAAAACATGGCAGAAGGACGTTGGCGAGGATCAGCTCTGGGCATACAACTGCCAGGACTGCGTCCGCACCCGCGAGGTCGGGGAGGTCGAGCTGGGACTGCTCTCAAGCATGGGCCTGGAGAAGGTCGACCAGTTCCAGCAACAGCTCTTCTGGCCAGTCCTCGACGCAATGAAGCGCGGGGTTCGCATCGACAAGCGGAGGCGCGACGAGTTCGCCATGGAACTTCAGGACGAGGTAGCCAAGCGGGAAGAGTTCTTCCGCGACGTCTTGGGCCATCCATTCAACCCGAACTCGCATCCGCAGATGACCAAGCTGTTCTACGAGGACCTAAACCTTCCTCCGATCATGAGCAAGGCGAAGAAAGGATCCCCAGCACACTTGACCTGCGACGACAAGGCCCTGGAGAAGCTCATGCAACGCGAGCCACTCACCCGTCCGCTTATCCGAGCGATCCAGGAATACCGTTCCCTGGGGGTGTTTCTGTCGACGTTTGTCCTTGCACCACTGGATCAGGACGGGCGAATGCGAACCTCCTACAACATATGCGGAACGGAGACGTATCGGTTCAACTCCTCCAAGAATGCGTTCGGCTCGGGAACGAACCTGCAAAACATCCCGAAGGGCGGGGAGGAAGACGGTCTTACCCTCCCCAACATTAGGTCCCTCTTCATCCCAGATCCTGGATACACATTCTTCGACCTAGACCTGGATCGAGCGGATATGCAAGTTGTTGTATGGGAGGCCGATGAGCCAGAACTCAAGGCTGCCCTGCGGCAAGGCGTTGACATGCACTTGCTCAACGCCATTACCCTAGCTGGACAAAATACCCCAGACCTTACCCGGCTTGTGGAGGGCCATGATGAGTATGACAGGATTAGATCGCAGTACAAACGTGAACGACAACTGGCAAAATCGTTTATCCACGGAACTAACTACGGCGGGGGCCCGCGAACAATGGCGGCAGCTGCTGGAATCAGCATTGCTCAAGCTGAACGATTCCAGCGAATCTATTTCGGTAAGTATCCAGGGATTAAGCGCTGGCATCAGCGTGTCGAGGAGCTTCTCAGATCAAAGCGTTATGTTGAGAATAAATTTGGTTATCGACGCTACTACTTCGAACGAACCGACGGACTCCTCCCCGAGGCCCTAGCCTGGATTCCCCAGTCCACAGTCGCCAATTACATCGACCGAATCTGGCTCCGCATGTTCCAGACGCACCCAGAGATCCACGTCCTGCTGCAAGTCCACGATTCCATCTGCGGTCAGTTTCCCACACACCTCACCCAACCATCCCTCCGCGCGCTCAAAGAAGAAGCCTCCAAAGTCATCATTCCCTACGACGATCCCCTTATTATTCCGGTTGGGATCAAGGTCTCGACCAAGTCGTGGGGAGACGTTACGTGAGCCGAAAACTGAAGGACTGGCTGAGGACCTACGTAGACTACGCCTCGCACACCGAGGCGCCCAAGTTGATGCACTTCTATGCTGGGGTGTGGGCAGTTGCCGGTGCCCTGCGAAAGAAAGTTTGGATCGACCAAGTTGCCTTCCGGTGGATTCCAAACTTCTTCATCATATTCGTGGCCCCCCCAGGCATCGTGTCGAAGTCTACAACTGCTGGAATGGCCGAGGATATTCTCCGCGAGGTCCCTGGGATAAAGTTCGGTCCAGATGTAGTGACATGGCCGGCACTTGTGACTGCCTTCGCCTCTTCCTGTGAGTCGTATGAGTACGATGGAGGTTATCATCCGATGTCACCGCTCAACCTGATTGCTAGTGAGTTGGGAAACCTCATCGATCCCTCGGACAAGGGAATGGTGAACTTATTCATAGACCTGTGGGATGGGCGGAAGGGCCTGGACAAGCAAACCAAAGGTTCCGGCAAGGACCTAGTGGAGGGTCCGTGGATCAACATGCTTGGCTGCACTACTCCCCACTGGATCGCGGACAACATGCCAGCAGCTGCCGTTGGAGGAGGCCTGACTTCAAGGTGCATATTCGTCTACGCTGAGGACAAGGAGCGCTTCATTCCCTATCCCAAGTTTAACTTTCCACCGGATGTCCGACAGATCCGCGAGGACCTCATTCATGATCTTGAGTGGATTTCCCTGAACCTATGCGGGGAGTATGAACTAACCCCTGAGGCCCGTGAGTGGGGAGAGCGCTGGTATGAGCACCACTGGAAGGTCGCGGCCAAAGAAGTCGATGATGACCGATTGGATGGCTACATCGCGCGAAAGCAAACCCACATCCATAAGTTAGCTATTGTCATAGCCGCAGCGCAGAGGGACGAACTGTTCATCACGCAGGAGGACCTAGCCCTCAGCGAGTTGATGCTCCAGGAAACCGAGAAGAACCTAACCAAGGTATTCTCTCGCATAGGCGTGAGCGAAGAATCCATGCATGCGGAGAGGTTGTTGGCCTACATCCAGAAAAGGGGAGAGGTCCGGTACTCCAGTGCCCTGGAAATGATCCGAATCTATTTCCCCGACTTCAGGGAATTCGAGGGAGTCCTCACTGGACTGATTAGATCAGGGGTCATTGAGATGCAGAATCGAACAGATGGAATGTGGTTGATCTATAGAGGAAATCATGAATAACACGAACGAAAAATGCCCCCATTCAACGCCCGTAAAATACCGCCCCACAGTCAGAAACCTAATCGTGTACGGCCTGGGCTATTGCTGCGAGTGGTTCTTCTTTCAGCACGTTAAGCAAACGGGGATGATCGCCCTGCGCCTGGGTGTATCCAAGAGACAGGTTCAAAAGGCAAAGGCCCGTGTCCGTGATGGAGAGTCAACGTGTACGGGCTGCCCTACGTGCATGAAGAACCGGATTGGCTGATACGTAAGTATGGCCGTGCAAGTGCTGCCAGGCTATTGTGACAAACCCAGTGTCTCAAATTCAAAGTGATGCCACTTACCCAGTCGGCCTTGATACGTTCGCATTTGGCTGAACCTGCTCCCGTTTCATCTTCCCGCGATGCCAGGCGGCAATCCCAACCGCCGCACCGGGTACCGCAAGAATGGTTGCTACAGCAGTTGCCAGTTGCGGGACAACATTGACCACTTGAAGTATGGTCAATCCATCTGGCATATGCAGGAACATCGCCTGATAGAATAGCGAGCACACGAAAATGACGGCGACGAATGAACCCAAGGCAACCGAGAATCCATTAGCCGGCCTCCATGCCTTCTGATACCAAGCCTCTGATGCTGATGCGGAGGCCTCGGCTTGCATGGTTGCGTTGACAGAAGAAATGTCTGCGCTGTCTGCCTGACGCATAGCCACCTCGTGATCGTAGGCCATTTGCATCAGCTTCTCTTGGTGCGCCTCTTCGAATTGCTTTGCCTTCAACTGCGTATCAGCACTAGCAGTAAGTGTTGCCAAAATGTCCGAAGGGTTTGCTGATTTAGACCCAATCGCGGAAGCTAGAGCCGCACCGATCGCCGCTCCCCCCGGAACTGGTAGTGCCGCCCCGAGTAGAGGAAGGCCAACTTTGGCAATCTCCGTACCTAATTCTTTCCAGTCCATTACCGCTCTCCTTTAGAAGTTCCTCGAACTATGTAGATGTCACGGCGCATGGTATCGACCTCTGATCTCAGCTCCGCAACACTCTCCTTTCTCTCCATCGCCTCCAGTTTCAGCGCATTGGTTATTTCCTTTACTTGTGCTTCGAGCAGCTGAACGTTGGTATAGATTCCAACCCCGGCTACGATGAGCCCGGGCAAACTCTGCTCAATGATTCTGGTTAGGATTGGGCGGCGGCCGTAGCTTCCATCCCTATTTGTAACAAGCCCGAGATACGGGATGAGGTGAAGAATCTCTGGAATGTTCATGATTGCATCGCCACAATAAATAGGCGAGTTAACCACCCATCGCCATCAGTGTTGAAGTCCCGGTAGGTCATGTAGGCCTTAGCACGGAACGCCATAAACCTTTGCGCATGCCACAAACTAGATTGCGCCGCTAGTCTAAGGGTTACCGAGCCGATGTGTCCATCTGCAACAGTTCCCAGGGCACGCTGCATGATCTTAGTGGCCGCGAACACACCTTGGTTGTACGCACAATCAGCTACGAACAGGGAGAGAGGCCAGGGAAGCTGATCTCCCTTGACCTGATCCCAATACTTGATCTTGAAGATGTTCTGCGCGAAACCCAAGGGCAGGTCATGCATATCTCCAACATATCCATTGGCCCTGGCTACAGCCTCGGTCACGCCATACATCGTTGGCCCACCTTGGTCCACAACGTAACCTTTCTCGACTCCGACAACGATTGCGAATGCTTTATCTGAATCAGACATTGTGTTTCATCCTTACAGAGAAATTATTGAGGTGATGTCATGTTTGGGTCCGTGTCTTTATAGACGTGATATAAATATTCTGAGTAGTACCATACCCATTCGACACCTGATAAAACCCGCCAGCGTTATATGCAAACCCTATCTGATTCGCCCCAGCGGCACCGGATACCATGGAAGCCGCACCAGCAACTAGAGTAACAGTGCCTCCGTAGCACATATATAATCCCATATCACCTGTATTGTTATTATGCAGTATTACCAGACCAGAACCGGCAGCAAGGTCATATGTACTCGAAGCGGTAATGGGATAATAACCGGACTTGGCAAAGTCGATCCCCCAGTCAACTGATGGCACAGCGTTAGGAGTAATAGCAGCCGGAACACCGATATTTGGGTATAGGATTTTACTTACACCCGTTCCACCATCATAGAGTTCACCAGATGTATTTCCTTTGATCGTGTTGTTGGCGACTATATAATCGTCTGATACTCCCAACCCGATATAAACCCCCCACTGGCCGTTTGCAGCAAATTGACCAGATGGCCCTATAGTATTATCAACAATTCTGAAGTTAGTGACGGCGCCCGCTACATTAATACCATCTGCGGAGTTAGCAGAAATTGAGCAACCGGTGATAGTCGTATTTAAGACTACTGATGTTCCCAACAATATGCCGTTTACACCATTATTGGAAATGGTACACCCGAGTACGTCTGTTTGAAGAATGGCTCCACTTGCACCTGTCAAAATGAGACCACCGAGACTATTTGTAGCGGACCAAACATCCGTCAATTTTGCGAGTTGAACTGTTCCTCCTCCGGTTGTATCAATCTCAATCCCATAACCATCGCCAGAATCGAAGAAGCTCTCTTCACAAATTAAAGCCTGTACGACATTTCCAGTTAGTGGCGCGATGCGAAGGCCATTGCCACCATATACGGTGCTGATATGCCTCAGCGTGATGTCACCGGCTGAAATAATATTGATGCCATTCGCGAGTTGAGAAGTTGGTGACGCTCCGTGAATCCAGAGATTCTCGAATATTAGATCAACCGATCCTTGAGTTCCCGTAGCTGCATCGATGAGAATGCTGTCATTAGATTGGGTACTAAATATGCAATTCTTAACATGGATCGAAGTGCTTGTCGGTCCGGTTAGGTGGAAACCATTGTAGCCACCAATAAATCGGCAATTTTCTATGTTCACATACCCAGCAGTATGCGTTTCGACATAGGCATCCGCCGTTCGAGTTACACTGGATGTGAAGCTGAATCCGTCAAGCTTGGTTACAACATCCCAATACCAGGTCGCAGCATAAAATTTAATTCCTGGACCCGTCGCAAAAGTAAGGTTAATTGTTACTGTGTTACTTCCCTCACCTATAAACTGGATCGGTTGGGATATATTTAAGGTTCCAGAAAGATTATATGTGCCCTCGGGAACGAATACTGCCCCAAAATCGCCAGCACCAAAACACGCGTTAACAGCCTCGAAAGCCGCAAGACTGTCCGTGGTTCCAGTTGGGTCGATTCCTTCAGACCAAATGGCATTTATCGGGCCGCTGAACTCTCGCTTCCATCGGCGACCGATAGCATCTACTAAGATCGTGACGCCATTATCTGCGCTGGTAGTATCAGTTGAGTCTACTTGGAATATGCCGAACCCGCCATCGAAGATGTGAGCACATCCATTGACAAATGCCCGAGTAATTCCGGCTGTCGTCAGAGCTCGGAGGGCTGCATACGAAGCAACAGTTTTTGACAGATCAAGATTTACAAGTACCTCATCTGCAGTTGTTGGGGCAACCCCGCCCGTTCCCAGGGCTTGGTATACCGTTTTATTAACGTCATTCAGCCAAGTGGCGACGATAGGGGTAGATGGACTGTAGTCTACAAATACGGTATCAACCATTGAAAGCTCCTAGGCAATGTAGGTAGAAATGAGTTCAGAGAAATCCGGCGGGACATACGCAGGGTATACGCAGCCAGGAACCGCGTACCCAGGAACGGCCGAACGAGTTAAAAGGGTGCAATCCGCTGTTACAAAGCTATCCGCTGGTTCTGGCTGTGTCCAGGGAGGAGTTTGATTATCGGGAATCCCGCGCACAAAGTCCTGGGGATGGCGCGGCTCCCAGTGCTCGGGGCAGACCCAATATCCCTGCCAATGCTTCTTCATATACGAGGCCTTGCGCTTGCGCCCGCATTCGAAGCAGACTACATTGTAGTCACCGTCTGCGTAATAGTCAGCTCTTCCCATAGTTCATCCCCTTTGCGTAGCCAAGTTTCTGAAGGGCGGGTAGGTCTTTCTCAAGTCTTGCTCCAATGTCCGTGCGATAGGTCTTGTGTGGAGGCCAGTTAATCTTCTCCACATGGGCGTATGCGTCATCGTGGGCAGCGGTGACAGTCTCGCCAAGTCCCGTTACGACCAATGCGTAGGTCCCGGCGGTACAGTAGGTTTCCTTCCACGCGATCTTCCCGGCGTAACGGACAGGAGCAGTATCCCTCATCACGGAAGACATGTGGACGTAGGGGAGGATCTTAGGTGTGAGTCCCCGGATTGGGTGGCCTACGGATTGCTCCATCGGGAGAAGATCCCAAGGGTAGTCCTTCAGTGCCATCACTACGCCGAGGCAGGTTGTATCGTACTTCACCCTGAGTGAATCCTGCCCATCAATCAGATCGGCCATCCACTCGACTGAGTCCACTTCATGCAGGTTCATACATAGGTTGAAATGCGGCCAGCCAAATCGCATGGTGAACTCCAGAGGCCAAGGAGTTCCGTCATCCGTGATGATGCAGTTAACATCTACATACCCAACATATCCGCGATCTACCATCTCCTGTTCCAGGGGCTTGAGGACCTTGTCGAAGAGCTTGGACTTCTCAACGTACCGCATGATGGTGCCCATCTCACCTGTGTTAGGCCCCAGTCCACCGTTAAGGAGTCGCTTCTCCTCCCAGTTCTCATTGATCGGCGGGAGGAATCCCTGCGGTCCGCACCACACACCAACAGCCATTTCATGCCCATCCACCTTTTCCTGGAGCATGAACTCGCCAGGGAGCTTCTGCTTCTTCCAGTGCTCCAGCTGGCTGATCAGGTCTTCGGGGGTTTTCGGGACATAGGACAGACTCTTGTCGGGATTCCCACCCCACGGCTTCGAGACAAACGGTTTATCTTCCTTCACCACGTAGGCAATCGCCGCATCGTAACTGGAGAAGGTCTTGTACGGAAGTACATCAATCCCTGCCTTCTTGAGGACATCTTGTCCAAGCTCGCGGTCGAGCTCCAGGGCCGCCGAGGCTTTGTTAGCGCCGAAGATAGGATAGCCTTTCCTAAAGAACGGTTCAATCCTATCTCCTAGCTTCATGTTGTCAGTCATTACGATGAGGTCGGCCCAGTCCATGGACCGTTCCCATGTAGGGACAACCTTGACGATCCCCCTCCCAATGGGGGACGGCTTGCCACCCTTATCCGGCGGCATCCAGAGCCTTACATCATGACCATCATCCAGCATGCGCATGGCCATTGGAAGGCCAACTTTCCCGACATCGAGTATAAATACCTTCATCGGTAGGACTCCTTCTTGCGTAGGCGCTCCAGCTCCTTGCGCCGTTTGGCGGCAGCCCGCTCCGATCTCGTCATCCGAGTCTTGGGCATCCCAGCTGCCGACATCAAGGAGCGCTCGATGGATTGCCCAAAACTACGACCTGGAACAGTTTGTTGCAGACTGATCGGGGTATAGAGCCGGGCGAGCTGCTCCACTTTGGACTTGCGTTCATCCGTGCTGGTGATGATCTGGCCAGTCTTCGGCACGACACCCATCTTCGCGGCTAGAAGTCTCGACGGATCGAGCACCCATTCGGCGGATTCGGTGAAGTGCTTGTCCATGTGGATAACGGAGCCGTCTCCAGTTTGGATGGTAAGTGGCTCCCATTTTCGTTTCTGACCAGTACCTGAATAGTTCTGCCAGATGTGGTGTCCGCTCATTGCAAGGTTCATTCCATCGGCCAGGGCCGCGTAGATCAGAGCGGATCGAAGTGCGTATTTCTGCGCAAGGGCCTTGGTAATCTTCCCGCTATGCGTGCCGGGAATGGCGTTGTAGAGGGACCTGAATGTAGAGACTGTCCAGTCGGGGGCGAACATCAAGATCGACCAGATACCGCGACCAGAGGGACTCAAAGTATGCAGGGCAATGTTCTGGAGGAATTTGTTTTGCACAGACGTGGCTACTTCATACCAATCGAGGCCACCCGTAAGGTTGTTAGCATACGCGGAGACTTGCCGGGCAACTTCATTCGGATCCATTTTAGGATGCTTGATCAGGGCGTTGTCAAACTCATGCAGGGCAATCGCCATCTTCACGCGGGGATAGACAACTTCCCACGTAGCCTTATCGAACACTCGCTGGACCTTCTCCACACCAGCTCCGGCCTTTCCGAAGGCTCGGCTCTCCAGGCCTGGGACCTTTGACAGCGTAGCATCGACGTAATCCCCAAGGTGTTCAAGCGCCCTCAAATCCACGTCTGCATGGGGGGTCTGAGCAACCGGATTCTCCAGTCCGTTCTTGAACAAGATCCTGACCCTCGGGTCATTGTTCATATAGGCATCCATTGCACTGCGCAATCCACTGATGACCTTTCCCGACGTCCCCATTGCTCCAGCATAGGCGAACAGAAGGTTGTTCGCGTGGAACAGGGAGAGGGAAGTCACTAGGCGCTTCTGTGCCATTGAGGCAGCCAGAAGGCCACGCATCATCATTCCGGGGGTGTGGGACTCCAGCAGAAACTTCATATGCGGTGCAAGTTCTGGATGGACGCGCAGTCCATTCATCTGCGGGTGATTTACAGCGACATAGGTTGCAGGTGCCTTATCATCAGTCTGGATGAAGGCCTGACCAGTCTCGGGCGTGGCCTTCTTGAGATTCTCGATATAGGCCTTGTTCTCCAGGGCCTTCGCCATCGACCAGCCATAGATTCGGGTGATCTCCGCGAGGTCGCGGGTCTTCACTCGGAGGCCACGTTCCTCGGCAGCTTTGGCGAACTCGTCAAACGTAGCCCATCGACGGGACTTCGCAAACCGCGTGGAGGTTCCAGTACCTTGGCCCTCTCCAAAGAGTTCGCGTACAACAGCCTCCGCCTGAGACGCAGGAACATTATCCTTTTCCGCAATGTGCGTAACATAGTCCTTGATGAGTCCTTTAATCAGGTTGACATCCTTCGCGGCCTGTCCCCAGGCGCTCATCATCTGGCGATATGCCCGGCCCGCGGAAACCTCGTCTGGAGTCATTCCGGAGAAGTCCCCCCGTTCGAGTTTATCCGAGATCTGCGCACGGCGCTCTGGATTTGGGACGAGGGTCTCGATGGCGCGGGAGGTTAGGTCCGCCTCATACCTGCGCGTGCGGATCATCCCCAGTGTGTCGCGGGTCCACTCGGTAATGTCTCGCCCGCCGAGCTTGGTGAATTCAGCCCTGGGGAGGGTCTTCACCAAACCCCACGTCAGGCCAAGGAGGGCTCCGTCAAATGGATGCTTCTTGTTGACAGCCGCAAGGCCAGCGGTGACTCCACCGATGGTAGCAATACCAGCGGCGGCGCGACCAACCTGTCCCTTGAACGAACGGATGTAGCCGGGGAGAAAGGAAGCTACAAGGCCGGCAGCTCCGCCGGCGATTGCCGCAGAGAGCTTGTCGCGCGGGGCGAAGTAGCTTGTGACGGCTGCCCCACCTAGGGTAAGGGCAATACCGGCTAGAAGCTCTGGCCTCGCGGCTCCGTACATCTCGATACGACCCTTGAATGGCTGCGTTGGGACGTCAATCCAGGTGTGGCCAGCAGGATCAGTGTAGGGCTTCCCACCGAGGTTTTTGAGGAATTTCTCGACCTCCTTCTGGTAACGATTGTAGATTGATTGGTGGCCAGGGTCACGGAGCTGGCCATTCTCCCCGCGTGGCCAATCTTCCACCTTCGCAACAGTATCTGCTGTGGCGAATCTAACAACGCCCTTCTGTGAGTTCCTGGCCAGCTCCTCCCGGATCAACCGACGATACCAGTGCTTGAGCATGGGCGCGAGTTGGGATGAGGCAGCTCCTGCCTCCATCTTTGCGGAGAGTTCAGCAAGTTGGAGATCTACATGATACATTGCGTAATCTGGGGAAAAATCCTCGTACCTGGTACCACCCAGAGCATCAAACGCCTTACGTCGAAGTATCTCGCTCTCTTCAGGGTCAAGGTGTTCACGGGTGGTAAGATACTCATTAAGGGCTGACCGCACTTTTTTCAGTTCGTTGTACCTTCCCCTATACGCTGCCATTTCCATTTCAGGAACAGGCTTCGTATGCTGGGCCAAATCACTCTGGATTTCTACCACATGCTCTACGCCATCTTGATTGAATGAGCGGGTCCAGCCAAACAGCCGCTCATCCCCAAAATGATTGGCATCCGACATCATCATGTGTTCGGGGAGACGATATAGGTTTGTCCAATTTTCGGAAACGGGCTTACCGCTGCTAAATAATCGACCAATGCGCGACAGCCCATAATACGACCACTTACTAACGGCCTTATGTTCCAGCTCATGGTCCCCGGTTTCTTCCTTCAGCCCCCGCACGAGATCCTGTGCCTTGACCGTATCACCTGGAATCGAATCCAGAATCCGCCCAATCGAGTCTCGCTCAGCTCCAGAGACATCCTGGCGCTTTGCCTGGTCCAGGATCATCTGCTTCGGGAACTCGAACCGATTCTGCGGGAGCCTTTCCAGAGTCTTAAAGGTGTAGTGGGAGCCCTTCAGCGCCACGCCGAGCGGATTTGCTGCTCCAGGCTCCAGCGCAATGCGCGGATCAATCTTACCCTCCGTGGAAAGCACGGCCCCGGCCACCAGACCACCGCTGATGAGTTTCTTAGTCTGATCCGGGTACGCTTGGGCAAGGGCTAGCCCGGTACCAACTGCAGCAATAGCCGGCAGGAATCGCTGATACCTGGGCTGTGTCCTGGCAACTTCCGTCCCCGCGGGTTTCGGGCCACCCAAGGCTCCGCCGGATGGCGGGACCCCCCGCGTGACCTCGCCCTGCCTTGCCCCGAAGTCTCGATCGAAAGCCTCAGCAGCTTGCGCCCTTCGCGTCCTGATATCCTCCATGATCTGGCCGACGCGAGGGTTCTTCTTGATCGTAGCTTCAACTTCCTTCGTGGAAGCCCCCCGATGCATCAGGTCATACGCCCTCTGCTGGGCACGATTCTCGGCATCAGCCTGCTCTCGCAGAACCCGAATGTCGCGAGTACCAGCCGCCTGAACCTCTTCGACCGTGGCATCCCCCGCCTTTGGGCCAAGCTCGTCCAGGATCTTCTGCGCGGTGGTCTTGGACATCTGACCAGACTTGATTTCCCCTTCCGAGATCATCCCTGGACGCTTGAGCATGCTGAGCAGCCCTGCAGGTCCGCCCCACATTGCGCCGATCTTGGCAAGGCGAAGGGGATCATGCACACCAGCAAGGGCAGCCGTGCCAGCTGCAGCTCCGCCAATCTTGGCGCCAACTACTGCGCCCTTGGCTGCTCGACCCGCGAGAGATCCAAATTTGGATGCGGCTGCGATGGCCTTCTCCCCACCAGCGACACCACCTACTGCCAGTAGTTCAGGATCTTCCAAGGCCCCCCGAACAACCCCAGCAATGGTAGGAATTGGATGCGTCGCGGCCTCATGACCGAACTGCTTCAAGCCTGCCATTGTGGGGACTTGACCACCAGCCTGAGCCGCGGCATATTTCTTAGCCACTTCTCCAATCGCTTGCGTGGGTTCACCGCCGTGTCCCACCATCTGAAGAACCTCTCCAGCCATCCAATCAAGCGCAGAAGCTCCTAGACCATGCGCCGGGTTCGTTCCTTTCAGGGTATCCCAAGCCATCGCAAGTTCTTGTTTGATCCGACCAACGCCCCAACCAGTTGCCTTAGGGGCCGGCGCTCCCATGAAGTCTTGGAAGGACATTCCCTGCGGCGATGGACCCTTCGGCGTCTTTTCCTGCATACCCGAAACTGGGCCGCCCTTCCAGTTCAGCTGCCAATCTGGCGGCTTTCCTGCCTGTATGTCCGCAATAGTCTTCCCAATACCTGTCGGTCCTGGCCGCAGCATCGGCTCTCCAGGAGATGGCTGGGCAGTCGCCGGCTGTCCCATGAACTGAGAGAAGCTCTGCTCGGCCATTAGAAGGACTCCTCTTCGACGTTCTCATCAGCCGGGGAGGTGCTGTCACCTCCACCCGGCTGGAAGTCCTTCACCACACTGGTATCAAACCCCTGGCCCGTCCACATTCCGACTTGACCAGAGGGAGACTTGTAGAACCGACCAACGATCAGATCTTGGGGCTTGGAATCGGCAGTGAGGATCTTTGCGCGGGCTGGAACATCCCCTGGCATGTAGGTTGTTTCCTTGCCGAAGCCAAGGATCCCATTCGTCCTCACCAAGTCATGTTCCCTGTTGATGTCCGCATAGGCCTGCTGCACAGCCTCGTCATAGGACAGCCCACGGTTCTGGGCCATCTTCTTCCTAGCCATGTTGGCGATGTCATCGGCCAGGAGACTCTTGTCCTCATCGAGCAGGTTGGGAACCACCTTTTCCAGGTACCTATATGCAGTTGCCTTGTCCGGTCCGCTGGCCGGGCTGATCTTGGTTCCCTGGACCTTGCCTGAGGCAGCCTTCCCAGCTTCCATATTCTTCACCTGGAGCTTGATCAGCCTATCCCGCAACGAGCGAATCTGGTTTGCCCCCTTCACGTTGTCCTCGTAAGCAGATTCATGCGCACGCTTGAGTTTCGCATCCAGTTGCTCCTTCATTGTCATCGAGGATGCCTTGGCTTGGTCTAGGGACATTCCCATGAAGGGGGACGGAACTCCATTGGAGCGCCGAGTCCACTGGCGATTCAACTCATCCAGTTGGCTCTGATCAGTCATCTGATTGATCGTTCCACTCAAGAGATTCACGGCCTTGAGCTGGGAGGAAAGCTGCGAATCGACGAGTCTGGCACCAGCAGCATTGGTCTGGGCTTTCTTCTCCTGGATCGTAGCCGCGGTTTCCGCAAGCTTCGCTCCAGCAGCAACGCCTCCGGGAGTTCCCATCGCCGCATTAGCCATACCAACTAGGTTGTTTGCGAAGGCATCTAGCTGGTCTCCCTGTTGGCTCAGCGCCTGGGCCTGTCCCTGCGGAGACTGCGCGGCTTGCTTCTGCTTCTGAAAATACTCAGCCATCTTCTTTTCTGCGAGCATCTGCATCTGCGTTTTCTGCGCATTAATCTGATGCTCCTTGGCAGTTGCCAGAAGATTCTCTGACTGAGCAAAGCGAGACATGTCAGTCATGTACTGATTGTAGCCAAACCCCTCGCCATAGGTATCTGGAAATCCACCGGCCATATTGGTCTCCTTATTGCAGAACAGGACTCGGATAGAACGCGCGACCCAGGGCACTCAATCCGGAAGACTGCAGGTTAGCAGCACCCGCAAGTCCTTCGTACATCGCGGGAGCACCTGCCCCGGGAGTTCCACCAGCAAGCCCACTCAGCTGCGAGATCTGCTGGTTGTAGAAGTCTCCTGCGTACTTCTGAATGGCTGCGGCCATGTTACCGGAACCTTGGTAGCCTTGCGCAGCCATCGTGCGCTGGACACCTTCCAGACCAGCTTCATAGCCAGGCATCGAGGTAATCAGGTTCGGATTAGCCTGGAGCGCAGCAAGTCTCTTCGCGTATTGCGCTCGGTATGCTGCTTGTGGATCGGCTGCTGCCGCATAGGCCGCCATCTGTTGCCGCATCCGCTGGGCTTGCTCCAGAGCACTGACGCCTGAATAGATATTCCCCGCTGATCCCATTGTCATCCCGCCCAAGCTAGATGGAAGAGCCTCACCCATCGGGAGGAAGTTTGCCATTGGCGTTGCTTGGTAGGTTCCGTAGAGATTCCGGGCAGCTTCCAGGGTACTGGGAGAAGCCGATTGAGCGGTTGCCGAAGTTCCCGGCATCCACTGACCCCCTGCGCCAAGACTGTGCTCTGCGATCGGGGCAGCCCCTGCCGCAGCCCCCAAGGAACTATAGGCACCCCCGGCTTCAAATGCAGACGGTGCGGCGGAATATCCGGCAAAGCTTCCAGGCGCGGAATAGGCAGCTGCGGGAGCCGCCGACATCCCGCTCATGGTTGCTCCAGCAGCTGTAGTTCCAGCGGCAGTTCCAGCTGCAGTGCCGGCTGTCGTAGTACCAGCTGCTGAACCGCCTACTGACGTTCCAGCGGCTGCCCCCGCAAGACCTTCGTACAAACCCCCAACACCATATACGGCCAAGCCAGTCTGAAGGCCGTTCTTGAGCGACCCACTCTGTGCGTATTCCGCCAGACCGGCCCCAAGAGCAGCGTATGACAGACCACCTGTAAAGTACCCAAGCACTGCACCTGCGACATCCCCTAGAATATGACCCCAGTTAAGACCCATGTTAAGCTCCTACATAGAAACCAGACACGATAAGGGTAGTTGCATCTGCCCCTGGATACGTGCCATCGTATTTGTAAATGGTTAGGTTGCTTCCAATTATTGCCTCAAGCGCAGTAACTGCTGTCGTGTTTACCCCGGAGCAAACCTGCGTAATACCCCCAGTTGCCGCTGTTGGGAGTGTGGATACGACGGCCCCAGCAGCAGTTCCATTCGTCGTAATCGTGATTGTCTCGGTGAAGAAGATCTTCTTGTCGATGGAAGTCCAATAGCCGCTTCCTACTGCAGCTGTAAACGTCCCACTCGAAGCACTGATCGTGGGTGTGTACGCTGTCCAGGGATTGTTGTGCAGCAATGCCATCGTGTCAAGCGTGCCAATACCGACATCCAGCAAGGAGGAATGCAGCACATTGCTGGCAATGGTACTTCCTGTGAGGGTGTTAGCCGCAGCGGGAACCTGTCCGTTCTGAATTGTGGACAGGAATGCGGCCTGGTCCAGGAACCATTTCAGCCAAATCGGGTTGAATTTTGGCTTACCATCGCGACCAGTGATAACTGGATCAGCATAGGTCGGCGGAGGGGTAAAGGTGTAGGTCACAGTGTCCCCAGCAGCAAGCTGGCCTCCAGGTCAGTCGCCCTGAACGGAGTATTCGCCGAGTGGACGAGCTTCCAAGCCCTTCGCCTAAACGTTCCGCAGTTTTCGAGAAACGGCCTTGCCTGAGACAAGTCCATTGATCTGGCGGTGCTCCAGGTCTGGTAGTCATCCTCCGTGTAGGATACTGAAAGGGTGCTGTTCGTGACTTGGTCCGTGAGAAGGTCCATAATCGGAAGTGTCTTCCGCACGCGGACTCCCCCGTCGAAGTTCGGAGTGATGATCGTCACGTCGAAGGTTACTCCATTGTCCTGATATACGTCACTATTCAGGATGTGGGTTTCCCCACTTGACTCGTGGAGAAAGATTGGTACGTTGGCTGTGCCCAAGGTGCAGGATACGTAGGGGAAGTAGTTCCCACTCGGGTCTTGCCACTCAGCCCACTGTCGAGTCGTGAGGTCACAGACCAAGGTTCGGTTGCTGTTCTTCAGTGTAACCCCATAGAATACATGCCCATTGTACCGGGTAATCCAAGAGTAGACGGTTGTATAGTCGGCTGTTTCGAGTAGTCTGTCAATGTAGTCATTCGAGATTGGAGATATTGTGAGGTTCTCCAACGCCATTACTGAGACGGAGCCGTTCTCGGAAGTAGCGATCCAGACCAGGACCCCGTCGAGACTCTGCACGCTGTCTGCATGCCGGCAGCCAACGGAGACCTTCGCGCCCTGCACGGCACCGAGGGGAGATCCACTGGTATTCCCCGCGTCGTAGAATATCTCGACACTCTTGCTCTTCATTGCAATGACGTAGACCAACTGCTTCTCGCACCTGATACCGGTGTCCGCCTCGATCTGCGCGAGGAGGTAATTGATCGGGTCCCAGGTTGTTGGGTCGTTTATATTCGAGCCGTAAACGGCGCTATCAGCAGTCAATATGTACGTCGTGCCGTCAAGGTAGGCTGAGCCTTTCACGTAACCGGCCGGGAGACCCGTGCTGCTAAAGGTCAAGCTAGCCCCTGTGTGGGTCAGAAGGGCCTTATTTGTGAGGGTGACCTTTGTGCTGGAGTCAATCGTTAGGATTGCAGTGTTCAGCGGAAGGTCCGACCCAACAGATGAAGTGACTGACATGCCAACGGACAGACTGGCTGTGGAGGACAATCCGGTCACTTCGGCCGATCCGGTCGTTATATTGCCGGTCAAGGCTACAGTTGTGGCGATCGCAACAGCCGTCCAAGTCGGAGAGCCCGTCGGTGTGTACACGTAAATGGCTGCGCCGTTATTCAATAACAGGGATGGGTTGGCTCCCCTTGAGATACTAAAGGTATACTGCGCGGAGGTGTTCAAACCAGTCTGGAGGGACACCCCATTCTTGTAGAGAACCGACCCAACAACTGCGTAGATGTCTCCATTCCAGTTGAATATTCCCAAGCCCGTCCCCGCCGCCGTCGTTCCACTGGCCTGCATTCCAGGCCGCTTCACAATCCGAAACCTGTCCTTGGACACCTGCTCCACAAACGCGTTGATGAGCTTTGCATCCTTCGCATCAGTATGGTCGCGGTTCTCTGGACCTGTGAGAAGGGGAATCCTGGTAGGAACTCCAGTGCCGTGTGTTAGTGCCACGGATTTCTCCCCCCGCGGACGTCAGCTTGGAAGGTCACCGAGACGTCCTCCACATCCCAGTTTTCCAGGATCTGCCGATAGAACATGGCCTTTTGGGCACAGCGGTCCGTGATCTCCTTCGGCTGGCCAGTGCAAATGTCATCTGCCAAAGCCCACCGGAGGAATATGAACCACTCATTTGGGAAGTCTATGCTGTCATTCACCGTGGTGAAATTGGTTACCTGGAGCTGCGCAAGCACGTGAACCGTGCCAGTAGCAGTAGTGCTATCGGGGACATTCCACAGATGGACAGTTAGGTAGGTAAGAAGCTTCTCGACGAAATACTGGTTCACATCTCCAGTTTGAGTAACCTGACTAAGCTGAATCCAGTCGTGCCACGCAGCTGCAATGAGGGGCCGGCGGATGCTAGAGCTGTCTAGGTAATAGGCCTCGATTATCCGCATGGGCTTGGTCATGACGACGTCGCCCGCAGGCCCCAGGGTGTATGAACCCTTCCCTGCAGTAAGCGGGATTGTCGTGTCACTGTTGAGCCAGAGCTTCAGTCCCGAGACTTGTTCCGCATTGATTACATCATTCAGGCGCTGGAGGTAGCGGGCGTACTGGTCGGCGGAAGGAGTTCCCCCCGATTCCAGTAAACCCGCATCCACCATAGCCATCGTGATGATGCGGTCAGCTGAGTTAAAGACCGCGGTCATAATTAGCCCTGTCCATTACCTTGTTTGACCAATTCCAGGATCAGAGAAAACACCTGGGTCCCGGAGGTCCAACCTGTGGTCTGGATGTTGATGTTGCCGGTCTTACCGGCTCCTGCGTTATTCTGCAGTCCACCGAAATTCCAGAAGGACATCTTGCCGCGACCTGCCACGGGCAGGATCACGACATCTGACGTGGCATCCCAGAGGAGCTGGACTTCCAGCTGATCACTGACCGAGTAATCCAGATGGTCAATACGAACTTCACTAGGGGCCAGTGAGGTACTGCCTTGAGTCAGGGACGCAACCGCAATCGCGGTCGTCAAGGACAGGTCACTCGTATCGAGTATCCCAGTGAGCTTGACGATCGCGTTGCGGGGTCCTTCCTCAAGGATTTGAGTCAGGAAGGAGTTTGCCATGATTAATGCTCCTTACCTTATCGAGTGACTTCACTGCTGGCCAGCACGTAGTCCACTGTGAGTGTCTGAGGACCAGTGGTTGGCGTGATCTGGAACACCGGGCCAAGAACGGCGTTGGTCAGGGTAGTGGCCGAGGCGCCAATGGTCGGACTGGATACGCGCGCGACAAGGGCGTCGTCTTGGTAGACCAGCAGATCCGTACCATCGTAGTAGAAGGCCAAATCGACGTAGGTAGCGGCGACGGCATCAGTGAACTTGGTCGATGCGACGAGTGTGGTAGCGGAACTGCCGACTGTCGAGACCAGAGTGATCGCGCCAGAAGCATCGATCGCAAACCACAGGCCATCGGTAGTGGCGCTGCCTTTCTGCAGACCCACGTATTCGGTACCTGCGAGAGCGGATACCTGGAAACGAGTCACAAACCAGAACTGCTTGCCAGCGACAAACTGCAGGAAGGTGCCGTTCTTGTACGCAGAGGTGGCTGTAGTGGCGCCACCGGGGGTGAGCAGGCCGAGGCCGCCGAGACCGTCTGTCAAGGCGAAGGTGCTCGACGTACCAGTAACGGTGAAGTCCGTGCCAATCAGCGTGTCGAAGTCATTCTTGTATGAGGCCACTGGATGGAACGGGTCATGATGGGGGTAGTTGGCTAGGGGGTGGCCAACAGGATCGGTAGAAATACCGCTAAGAAAACGTGCAGGGTTTGCCATTTAAAGCTCCTTCGTTCATGAATGAACGTCCCGAGGGACGAAGGACCAATCAACCGGACTGGCGGCGGTTTCCCGTTCGAACAATGTTGCCATTCAACGAACGGGAAAAGGCAGCCCTTCGACTGCCCTGAACCCTAATTAGGGCCCGTTGCTACCGAAGATACCGCGACCATCGGTACAGCCGACGCTGAACCGCATGTAACTTGCGGCCTTGGCGTTCTTCGTATCGAAGTCGTTGTCTTGCTCCAGGCCGGGCCGCTCACGCCAGAACATATTCATCCCGTTGGGGATGTTGGTCCTGACGAACCAGGCATGCGGGCTGGTGAAGTAGTGGTTCATCTTGATGCCATCCGGGTAGGCATTCGTAGCCTTGAGCACGTTGATGTTGTTGCTCGTCGTGCCAGGCTGAAGGACGCTCTTCAGGATTCGGTTGGCATTGTACCACTCGCTCGGGGCGATGTGAAGGGACCGCGGCATCACAGCAATCTTCAGGCCACGGTTGTTCGTGGCCAGCATGATCTGGATGCTCATGTCCTCCAATGCAGCTTCCGACAGGTCCGCGTTTGAGGACAGTTGGTTGCTGTAGGTGCCGCCGCTCGAGTTGACGTGGGCCGTGGAGATCAAGGCCTGCGCATCCGGCAACGTAAAGTACGTCGTGGAGAATGCGTTGTTGTAGATGAATGCGGCTACGTTCTCGATCGTCTGGGCCATAGAGAAGGCATTGCCCTTGGCGCGGCGCATCGAGACTTCCTCGTAGAGGTTGTCCTTCCGCTCCTCGTAGGTCACGATGTAGCCCAGCGCATACGCGATGTGGGTATAGGTCGTGATCCAGCCTTGGGATTCCGTGTCATAGGCAACGGATGCGCCCTGACCCTTGACGGTTGCGAGGCCGAAGCCAGTGAGTTCCACATCCTGCTCGTAGGCCTGTTCGCTGTCCTGCACGTTGTACAGGTCGGTATATTCCACCGGGTGCTGTGCGTGCTCCTGCCCCCAGATTTCCCGAACGCCGGGCCACAGTAGCTTCGGGTGGGTACCAGTGTTGATTGCCATGATACTCTCCTCTTAGACGCCAGCAGCGCCGGTGCCGTGCGCCAGTTCGTGGACGTTCGCCGAAACGAGCCACTTGGCATAAGCGCCAAAGGCATTGTCCGGACGACGAGCCAGACCCAGCAAGCGGAAGGCCAGCGTAGCTGTGGTTGCGGGGGTTGCATCGGTGGCGGAGGATAGTTCCCAGCCAGAGACGTAACCATTGCCCGTGCCACTATTGAGCACGGTGTTGAGGCCGACTTGAGCCGCTGCGAGGGCTGTGCCGTTCGAGTGCTCCTGGACCTCGAAGATGAGATCAGGCGCATCTGCGACCAGGGCATACCACACTGCAGGATCAGATGCCGGACGATAGGTGATGTCCAGATTGGACGGATTGGCGATGAGTCCTTCGTACTTGCCCAAGCCCACGATCACGCCCCGGATGGCACCAGTGCCCCCGTAGATCGCAATTCCTGGAACACCGTTGGTGTCCGCCGTCCCCGAGCTGATGACCGGATCGCCAATGTACAGGGCCGTTGCGTAGGACGCAGCGATCGAGTACACGTTGACTTGGCCATTGTAAGGGGAGCCGTCTTGATGCTTGACAGGACGCAAGCCAAAAGGCGTGTTTGCGTTTGCCATTACGTTCTCCTTTTACGAGTAAATAGGTTTTTCCGCATCTCCGGAATGTGCTGCTGGGGGGTGTAGGACAGCTCTCGATTTTCGTGGGCGGAGCCAACCTGCCTTCCCTCGCGCATTGCCGAAGCAAATGTCTCACTTCTCTCCTCCAACAGTGCTTGGTCCTGCCGCCAGTATTCCTCCGGCAGCTTCATCAAGTACAGTCGTTCAGCGTTACCTAGCTCGTTCGGAGAACTGGAGGCCAACACGCTGATACGCGACCCCAGATCTGTATTGCCTGACTCTAGCTCAGAGTCTGCCACCCCCAGGTTGACAAGGTCAATCTCGTCATCCTCGACGAAGGTGTAACCTGCCCGTAGTGCCTGCTGGAGCCGCGCCGGGTCCCCTCGCATCCAATGGAGGTGGAATCCCGGAATCTCCGGCACGGCCAGCTTCTGCTGGGGCACGGACATCGGGATGCGCTCTCGGCGCTCTTGCATCGTCTCGTCGGTCGCAGCCGGATTCTTGTTCGACTCGGTCATCATTCTTCTCCTTCAAAGTATATGCGCGCATACGCTTTCTGCCAATCTGCTTCTGTCTTGTATAGCTTGTCCGGGCCGACGAGGCGTTTGGCTTGCTTGGAGCAAGCAGCCTTGGCATCGGCCGGAAGGTCTGCGTAGGATTGACCGCCGGATCGGCCGCCGGTTGTAGCGGCCTCCGCAACCTTCGTCGGCGCCGGACCTCCGCCCATCTCCTCATCTAGGCGATCATAGAACGCCTTCCCAACGAGGTCGTCGTTGTCCGGGTCGGAGCGCAGCATGTTGACGATGCCCATTGCCTTCCTGGACTTGCGGTCATCGACCCCATACCAGGGATTGCGTTGGTGCCACTCCAAGAACTCTGGATCTAGCTGCGGCTGGCCCTGCGGCTGTCCCTGAGGAGCCGCAGGTTTGGCCTGCTTGCTCTCCAGCTCGGCCTCTCGCAGCTGCGATAGCTTGTCCGTGATGTCGACCTCCGTATCGATGTCGCCGGTTTCCTTGGCGTCCTTCAGACCCTTGAGTAGGCTCTTTCTCGTTTCCTCAACCTTGCGCTTCGTCTCGTCCCGAAAGACTTCTTCCATAGCCCCAACCGAATCCTGGAGGGACTTGATGGTGTCATGGAGCTGGCGATTGTGGGCCTCACTTTGGGCGAGCCGAGATTCGAGCCGACGGTTGTTTGCCTTCAGGATGGGCATAACCGTGTTGCCCCGCTCCACGAAGGTTTCCGCATCGACCCACTGCTCGGGGTCACCACGCCATTCTTCCCGGGGCGCCCAGCCCATGTTCTTGGCTTCTTGCTCGGTGTTCATGATTTCTCCTTCGTAATAGCTGCAAAAATGTCGTTGTCTCGGACCAGGCGATAGACCTTATCGTCCGCCGGTCCCTTCGTCATATATCCCGCCATCGCGGAGATCATGACCTTCTCACCAACCTTCGCGCGGGGCGGCTCGTCCGGCCAGCAAGCTGGGCCGATGGCAATAACAACGGCTCGTTGCTCAACCATCATCTGCCGACTGCTCACCTGATCCGGGAGCACGATCACCGAATCTTTCTTCTCGGGTTCGTAGTGCTCCACCAAAACAGCTCGGCCGCGGGGTTCCAATCCTGATTCATTCATCGATAAGCTCCATTTCAAGTTTCTCGAAGTCCACATTGAGAACAACAGTATAGGCGCGAATCATGCCCACGTTATGATCCTCAAGGGGTTTGGTCCCTGGACTGAGATAGTTGCCCTCCGCCCAGTTCTGCTTGCCCTCCTCCACCCACTGGCGGAGCACCTGCTCCAGGGCCTGCGTTACCGGATGGCTTTTCCATTCCAGGAACATTTCCTCGCTGATTTGACTCATCTTTCATGCTCTCTCTTAAAAGTTTCACTTGGTTGGTAAGGACTGCATTGTGCGTCTGAAGTGCCCCGATGAGCGCATCAAACGCAGCAATTTCGTGGCCGGTCTTGATGCCACCGGCTTGTTCCAGTTCGAGTGTGGCCTTGGCCTGCAGCTCGACAATCTTGGCTTGGTTGAGTTTCTGTTCCTCCTGCAATTCCGCAATGAACTTGAGTTTCTGGAACTCCAGGTCCATCTGCTTGCCCTGGAGTTTGATCTGCTCGATCTGTGCCCGAGGATTCGGAAGCGGTGGAACTTTGCCGGGTCCGGGATAGAGTTCCTCCCACCCATCGACTTGCATTTCCTTGAGGAAGCGCTGCTCAACTTTGGCGAGGTCGTAGCCAGGCGTGCGCATCGAGGCTTCCTTAACAGCGACAATGCGCTGCATTTTCATCGCATGGTTCACTACGTTAGGATCGGCAACTGGAACAACCCACTTCGGATCATCCAAGTAATCTTCACGAGTGGCCAGATCGGATTGAAGGGAATACAGCCCACTATTCGACAAGTGGATGGCGTTGAGCTGGTAGAGTTTCTTGAACTCCTCCTTCATCGACCGCCAGACTCTCTTGAAGATCGAGGCGTAGATCTTCATGCCCTGTTCAATCATGGATTGGTTCGTGGAGGCGGGAGTGTTCTGCCCTGGATTCTCCCCGACCATTGTGTCTGTGGCACCGGGGATCTGGTTGGCCACCCGAATCAGGAGGGAAAGCAGATTGAACAGCACTGCGGACGGCTCGCGCACGGGCAGGGGGAAGAGGACCTTCCGAATATCATCTGCTCCAATGTCGATGCGCTTCCACTCCATCGGAGCAAAGGTCGTGGCACCGGATCGCAACCGCGCTCCCTTCGCGAGGAATCCACCCGCAGAGTTGCTCATGGTTCCCGCATCAATCAGCTGGTTGGTGAGCGAGTTAATGGCTTCGTTCAGCGGACCCAGGAGAACCCCGAAGCCAATGTCATAGATGCCGCCATCTGGACTCGGGATGAATCCGTACTTGGTGAAGTATTCCACTGGAGTGATCTTGATGACGCGCCCGGAGGTCGTGCGCTTGATATCGCGATCTCGATCCCAGCCTGCTACGATGCGCAGTACCGCCCGGGAGCTATGCTCAACCGTGACGATGTAGGGCTCCTTGTAGCCATCTCCATCCAGGTCCATCCAACAATGCTGCTCAATAGTGGTGAATGGGGTTTCTGGATCTGAGGTCGGCGGATTCGTTCCTGCGCGCACGTCGGCCTCGTGGGTCTGCTCATTCTGCAGAGGAACTGCGTTTGTATTGAACCAAGGCTCTTCCAGTACGTCCCGAAATAGTCCGGTAACGCACTTCTCGTAGATTTCGTTCCGATCCAAGGGGACAATGTGGGACTTCCTCCGAGCCTTCTCGATGGACTTCGCGTAGTAATCTACGACGAGGTCATTGGCCAGGACCAGCTCCGAGACATTGTGCCCCAGGGTTGCGCTGAAATAGGTCTTCTTAAAGGCACACCCAACAATGGGAAGGTTGATCAGGAGCCGATCATGCTGCTCTTCCCAGGATTCATCCTCTTCCATCAGCTGATAGGACATGTGCTTGCCAACCCGATCCGCGCGAGCTGTCTTGGAGCCGTCGGGATCAGGGCCAGGGACGCGATATCGTGCGATATCGGGGCCTTGGACAATCACCGGATAGGCCCTCGCATGGAATTGGAGGCTCGCCAGGGTAACGGTTGGAAACGCCACGTTCGAGCAGTCGGGCCATGGCCAGCTCTTCGCCTTCGTAACCTGCATGGCGAGGTCCATCGCGGCCTCTGTGCGCAGCTCCCACTTTCGCCTGGAGAACTTGTCGCGGGCGAAGCCGTCAACAACCCAGCTGCCAATGTGCTGAAGATCCTCGGCATCGAACCTTCCCGCAAGATTCGGGGATTCCCAGACGGACTTGTCGAGGCGGAGTTTTTTCTTAAGTGCCAGCATTGATTATCCTATGCATGGTCATGTCAATACCCGGTTACCATGGACCTGCCACTTTCCACTCGCGGATCGTGGCTGCGCATCTCAAGCTCATCGTCGTCCATTGCGTCCTCTTCTTCGAGGTCCGCGAACAGTTCAAAGCCCTTCACCAAGATGGCCGTGGAATCGAACTCGTCATCCTGGACGGCATCGGAGGTCCCCGTGAAACGCAGAATGATGGATTCGTAGATTTCATACCAAGATCCCTGCTTGTTGTACCGCATGGCCCCGGCGCGCGAGTGCTTCTGATATGGGCGCCCCCGCACAGCCTTGTCCCTTGTGGGAAGAATCGGATAGCAGTTGAGAAACTGGTCCCTACGCTGCATTTCCTTGTAGAGCGTTGGAGCAATGGACTTCCAGATTACTCCATCCTCGACGAAGAAGACTTGGGGATGATACCGCTGCTGGATCTCGAACATCTTGTCAATCCACTCGGAGGTGTCCCAACGATCCGCCCAGTTGTCGTGGATGTTAATGAAATTCCCCATGTCCTTCCCACCGATGGTGAAGGAAGTTTTGTTCGCCCGATCAGCCTTCGAAACTGCGAAGTCGCAGCCCACGGCCATCATCTGGTAGGATTCGAAGTCTTCCTCCCGCATCGGGAAGAGGTCATCCTTGCGAATGTAGGCCTCGCTGTTGTCAAAGGGATCGTTGAGGTATTCCTGCGAATAGCCCGGCGCATCACCATCGTCGATGAAGGTCTGGCGAATCTTGCGCAGCCGCTCCTCGGGAAACTGCTCCGGCCACAGAATGTTGGAGAAGTCGTCGAAGGCCTCGTGGGCCTTGTATCTGCGTGTGAGCCAGGATCGGCTTTTCATCAGACGAGCTAGGAGTGAGTCCTCATGAAGGATTGTTCCATGAATACGAACCAGGCCCCCACGACGCCGCGCCGGAAGCATCGCTCGGAAAACCCACTTGCGGAACTTCCTCCGCCGATCCGCATTCTCGACCTGCTCATCTTCCTCCAGGTCATCCCCGATGATGAGACCGGGGCGCTTGCCATTCCACTTCAGGCCCCGCATCTTTTGCCCGGAACCCTTCGCGATGTAGCGCGCTTCGTGGCCGTCCTCGAACTCGACTATCACCTCGGTCTTGGCATCGACGGAGAGGCGCTTGATCTTGAACTCGCGAATAAGGTCTTCGTTCTCTCGTAGCTCCTTCGCAATGTCACCCAGATGGTCGATGGCGAGCTGCTCAACGGCGGAGACTATGCAAACGTAATCCACCCGGCGGAAGAGGACCGCGGCTAGGCCAAAGTCATGCGTGAGGGCGGTGGACTTTGCGTGCTCTCGTGGCGCGGCTACGGCGACAAGCTCGTCCGAGCTGCAATAGAGACCCCAGCACTCCCGGTGAAGGTCCGGCGTGGCTACGGCATTATCGTACCTTGGGGAGAGGAACACCCCTGCGAAGGCTTCGATTAGGGCGGCAGTCAGCGGGACGGGAGTCATCAGAGGAATGGATCGTAAACTGAGAAAGAGGCCGTCTCACCAAGCCAGTGACCACTACCGATGGTCACGTCAGCCTGTACTCGCCAGTTACCACTGACGTCGATGTCACCAGCTTGAGTAGTGTAGCTGATCGTGGTGCCGCTGATGGTTCCTGACCATGTCACAAATTGGCCATCTGGTTTGCTGACCTTGATCGAGACTGTGGCGCCGGTCAAAGAAGAGCCAGTGTCCAATGTAATCAGCGTGCCAACATCACCAATATAGACTTTACTCATGGCGTTTCCAGCTGGACAGTTGAAGATAGTGAAAGCGACCTGTTTATGCCGCTGTTCAGGCTGATTGTTTTCGCCGTGGCACTCTCCAAAAGCAGGCTGGTAGTGTATGGCGACGCCAGAGACACTTTAAGGTATCTAGACGGCAATGCTTCACCAGCAGAAGCCCCGGATGCAGTATTAGCTTGATTACTATTTGCTGCGCCGATAAGGTGAGTCTGAACAATACTGGAACTACTGGCTACTGAATCAACCGCTGCTGGGGCACAAATAATCAGATGCGTCTGCTTAATTGCTGCGGTACTGGAAGTGTTAGACGAGTTCGAGTTCGCAACAGTGATAAGCTGCGCCTGAATACTAATAGAACCACTACTAGCGGTATTGCTTACACTTGAATTGGTAATGTCAATCAAGTGTGTCTGTTTGATTGAACCCGTGCTGGACGTATTAATCGAATTCGAGTTCGCCGCATTTATAAGATGGGTCTGGCCAATACTAGAACTAGTGGCTGTATTAGCGGAATTGGAGTTGGCAATACCAATCAAATGCGTCTGTTTGATTGAGCCGGAAGAAGTTGTATTGCTTTGCGAACTATTGGCGACAGTTACAGCTACAGATCCAGGGCTGCCGCCGGATACCTCAACGCCTAATGATTCCAGGCCAAGGGATTCAAGGCCGAGTGACATTTAGACAGGCCACCCTGCAGTGATGTCGTACGCCATCGGATCGGCAGCGGAAGCCACCGCCGACTTGATGGCCCATGCGGATTGATATACTGCGGATATTTTATTCAGGATATCCATGCCGATCTGGATCATTTGGTCCGGCGACAGCATGTGCGTGATGTTTTCCAGGTCGCGATAGGGTACAACCGCGCCAGTTACACCCTGCGATTTTAGGATCAGGGAGCTGGTGACTAGCCCGTTGATATTGAGCTTATCGCTCTCCCTTGTTTGAGCCGTACCACTTGACCCATCTGGGAAAACAATAGGCACACCGAGCGCAATTTTGCTGTCTCGAATGACATCAACCTGTGCTTGGATATCAGGCACCGGGCTGTATGAATCAATGATGGCCTGGACAGCTACATCATTGTCCGAAACCCATACGCCATCCAACTGTCGCAATGAATGTCCGGCAGCACTGATTGCATCATGCAGCCCGATACCTTTTTCGATGTAGTTTATAGTCATGATAATAATAGGCCAATGTATGGAGCGTTACCCGCCAGATAGATCGCTAACGAAGTCGTTGGGAATGGGTCTGATAAATCAGTATCAACAGTCGTGCATTGGATATAGTTCAGTGGCAGCGGGTTATTAATGATACCCATTGCAGTGGCTGTCCGTGAGGACGCGCCAGAAAGCGAACACGGAGTGCCACTGACTGGATCACACTCTCCGATCCAGTAAAATCCAGGCGACAGCCTAATATTTGATCCCGATAATGTTTGAGTTTTAATCCCAGTTGTCGAAACATCAATAGGAGAGGATGTTTTGGCCAGCAGTCGGCCTGGCGTACCATCAGTAGTTTGCTCGTATAGACCGAGTATTAGCGTATGCCCTGCCTGTGCTGTCAAAACCTTGACCTGGAATCCAGTCAGAATGCCGGATGTTTTTAGCTCGAATGGGTACGCTATTTGACTTTGTGCTCTCGGTAGTGGTGTGGTCGCCTCTGAGTATATCAGGTGTGCAGATACAACTGCTCTATTGGTGCTGTACACCGCAGTCGAATTTGTCAGCGGATATTTCGCTGCGCTTTGCAAAACGGCAGCAATTGGCGTTACGAATACATCGTCAGGGCCACCAGACAACGTTAGAGGTGTGCCTGATGTTGCATCATAGGTTGTCCCATCCCACGTCGCGGTGACGGTTGAGCGAGCCAATGTTTCGCTCGCGCCGATCTGCCCGATACCTGATTCAAACTTGCCATCGGACGTGTTGATTGAATATTGGACATATTCGCCAATCGCATGGGCTGCTGAGGGCAGCGGTCGACCCGTAACAGAGGCCAGCGTAATAGTGCCTGTCCCGGTTGTGGTGGTCGTGCCTTTGCACCAGTTCGACAGCATATCTAATCACTCCTAAACCGGCTGCGCAGAAGTATAAGTCGGGTCACTGTTGAACTGGACTGGATTTCCCGCAGTGACTGCCTGATTGCTGGATTCCTCGGTCACATACAAAACTTTCGAGTTCACAGTGTCAACAAAAGCGATGTGCATGTTCGTACCAGGATCGACAGTTTGAAGCGCGTTGCCGCCCGATTTACCCGTTAAGGTAGCAGTCAGAACACGGTCCGCACCATCAGCACCAGATAATGCGAAATCTCCTGTTACAAGCGCGGCCGAAGCGACCTTATTCGCCCCAACTACGGTGGCATACGTGGACGAGAAGGCGCTGATAAGCACCACAAGATCGCAGTTTGCTTTGATGTAGGCCGGGCCGTTATCCAGTACATCAGAGTGGGCGTAAAATGACATATTAGAGCTCCTTCTTTAACTCGACCTCGGGAACACAATGGCCCAAGGAACTGGGGGCCTGCCCGCCGTGAGCAATCCAATTGATGGCGTCCCGAGCGCCTCTCCGATAGATGGCCTCACTAGGCCCCTCGGCCAGAGAAAGCTTGGAGAGCTCTTCTTCCAGCGCCCGATACGAGGATTCGACCATTATCATTTCTTGGCCTTCCGGCGGGACTTGCCCGCCTTCCGCATAGCAATGGCAATGGCCTGCTTCTGGGGTCGGCCCGCATGCATCTCCGTCCGGATGTTCTGGGAGATGACCTTCTTGGACTTACCCTTCTTCAGTGGCATCGGGCTTCTCCCCCTTCAGATCGGCTTCGGCCTTGGTCACTCTGGCCTCCAGATCCAGGACTCGCTCGTGGAGGGACTGGAACTCTCCCGTAAGTCGATCAACCACTGATTGGTGGAACCACTGCGTCAGAACCGCTTTCAACTCCTCGAACATCATGCACCTCCTGCCATCTTGTAGTGCTGTGGCACGGGGGATTGGGGTGTTGGCTCGAACTGTTGCTTGCACGGATCGATGCGGGAGAGATCCCTATCCTTGAGCTTGGAGGGGCTCGACATCTTGGATTTCGCCTTCTTCATAAGTTACTCCTTGACGGACGCGGTTTTGCAGGGAGATCAACCGATCCGCGAGGCGGTCGAGATGATCGGTGGGAACTTGGACTGGTGCGTTGCCGCCAACCGCGAGGGCCTTGGCCCCGAGTTCGGCTGCGCGGAGGGCCAGCTGATCCGGCACATTGGCGGAGGGAGATGCGAGTTTATCCTGGAGCACCTCGAGCGAGCGGGTGAGCACCGCGCGAAAGCGCTCTTCTACTTCCATGACCAATGCCGGATCGACGATCTCGGCACGCCGCTCGGCAAGCCGCTCGCGAAACGCGTCCGAAGCCATGATCGTGGAGACCCACGAGGCCGTGTATCCGAACCGCGAGGCAAGCATATTTTGGGAGATGCCTGGCGAGGCAATGATCAGATCGATCATCGCGTCGTGGGTATAGCGGATCTTCCCAATACCCGGCACTGGCACCGGGGCGAGGAGTTCTTCCAGTTCGGGGTCCAGCTCGGCTGGCTCAGCGGCGATGGTGGTCACGGGGGCCTTCTCCTGGAGTGTGGCGCATGGGGGATTGTTGCACGGACGGACGGCGGGGGGAAGCACATGGGCGGAGGGACGATTACTCGGCCGATGAATGATACCATTACCCGTTCGCAATACCCTCTCCCAGCAAAAATATGGAAGAGCCGTTAAATATAAAGATCAGAAAAAAAATTTGCCCCCTGGGGGGGGGGGGTCGCGCATGGACAGGGATGGTGATAGCCATTGCCTATCGGATGGCGAAACATTAT